GGACATATTGCTTTTTGTAAGCAATACATCCATATAAATAAGCTCCACAAATATCTGTTTTTTTGATGAAGGCGACAAATCAAGGCCTTTGTCCTGTGCGACCTCCTCTAGGATATTCTTTACCCCAAATTCTATCTTCCTATTGCCGGCAAGATTACCTACCTTAATGGAGTTCTTTACATCCATTATAGTTATATCTTGGGCTGATAATCCAACCGACAATATGATGAAGATGAATAAAAATACCTTTTTCATTATTCAGCAGGTGCTGTAGGAGTTGGAGCCCATGGGTTTGGATAAACCACAACTGGAGGTTTTATAATGTTTTGTAATTGAGAGTCTAATCCTGCATCAATTGCCGCTACATCTAAACCTTCGTTTAACCAACCTTCAATTTGAGCTTGTGTTAAGTCAGGGTAGGAAGTGAAATCTTCTGGGCTAGGTTGACTACAACCCATTTGACCATAGTTCTCTACGCTATATTCTTTTTCATCTACTATTGTTGTAACTTTTCTGCGCCAATTAACTGATACTACAACATTTGTAAGGCCATCCTGAGAGGGAGCTGTATTTAAACATCCATCTGGTAAAATCCACGAGTAAGTGTTTGCCATTTTTATTTTATTTTATTGATTATAATATTCCCATTTAAACCCATAAGATTGTTTATACTTGCCATTACAACATCTATAAATATTTGATTGATTGAAATTCAATTGTTTTTCTACTTGACAAACAGATTCCCATTTTTTTATAAAAATACCATTTAAATCATATTGAATTACTGGTTTTTTTATTTTTGAATCAGATATTTTCTTTTTTGTTAAATCTGAAAGTTTTTTTCCTTTAGATTTTAAACCCAAATTCCTAACATGCGTCATCGCCTTTTCGCTTTTTTTAAATCCTTCTGTTAACTTAGTCCTAAATTCAAGATTTTTATTTCTTTTAATCATTCTTTCAGCCATTTTCTTTCTATCTTCTTCAGTAAAAATTCTTCTCCTATTAGCTTCAGCTATTTTTTCTCTATGCTCTTTTGATATAACTACATTTATAGCTCCATCTCCACCATCGGTCATATTTGCTAAACAACCAGTTTTTATGTCTTTTCTACCATATAATGCTATAAACTCCTTCTCTTTTTCACAAGCCTCTTCCCATGTTAAATTATCCATTAATATTTCTACCTCATATCCGCTTTTAGCTGCAATTCTTTGCCATAATTCGCTTCTATTTTTATGTCTATAAGCCCTATTATAATATTCGCTAGTTCCTATGCCAATATAGAATGGTTCGTTTTTATCAAGTCTAATATGTCTATAAACGTATGCCATTATTCAAAATTAGCACATTTGGTTAATTACCCATTGATAAGTTGTTGCCATTTTTTTATTTATTTATAAGTGATTTTAATTCTTCTATTTGTGCTTGTTGTTCTTCGATTCTTGCCATTGCTTCTTGTAATACTTTTATAGTAGCGTGGTATAAATCAGTAGTATAAACTGTTTTATATGGAATTCCATCTTTAGGTGTTTCTCCAAATCCTTCAACATTTATAAATTCAGGAGCCACATTTTCTACTTGTTGAGCAATAACTCCAATATTATATTCTTCATTTGATTGATTATTATATTTAAATTTAACAATCTCAATAGCTTTAAATTTATTCCAATAAGAATCTAAAGGTGTAATATCTTTTTTAGTTCTTTTATCTGATAAATTAACATTGTTTGATTGATAATTTGCTAATCCACCATTTGTTAAAATATATGCTTTTACGCCAGCACCAGATTCACATCTTAAAAACGCCTCTGTGTTTGTAGATGATGTACTATTAGGAAAATATAAATATAAACCATTACCTGCTCCTGAAGTAATGTTTTTAACCATAGCAACATAATTGCTGGTGCTTCCATCTACTTCAAATTGATAACTTGGTGAACTTGTTCCAATTCCAACAAATCCCCCACTTGTAATACGCATTCTTTCGGTAGAACCTGTTCTAAATATTTGTGAGCCTGATGCTCCACTTGTATAGTAGTTATCATAGTTACCACCATAGCCTAAAAGAAAATCAGAACTTGCAAAGTTAACGTGGAATACTGCAGCAGGACTTGAAGTTCCAATACCTACATTGCCATTTGAAAGTATTCTCATTTTATCCGAACCGCCTACTGAAAAGTTTAAATCGGTGCTTGTAGCAGTAACAATATTTACCAATCCGCTTGATGCTTGTATATAACCATATCTTGTTGTATTCGCACTATCCCACCAAGAAATATAAGGATTTGAACCATACATTCTAATAACTTCTCCACCACCACTAAATACGCCGTTTGTTGCCGTCACACTACTTGAGAATGTAGCTGCTCCTGTGGAAGCTAAGGTTAAAGCCGTAGAAGCATTAGGCTGAAATACCATATTGCCACCATTACTTTGTAAATATGTATTATCAGCGTTTATCGCCCTTAATGATAAAGTTCTATTACCTGCTGTTAAGTTTAAGTATTGTCTACTATTTGCATCGGTTGAATCACTATTTGAATATGTACTTGTTGAAGTAGCATTCTGATTATGTTGAACTGTTAAATCACTTGTAAATCTTCCTGTACCTGTAACATCTAAGTTATAGGTATTATTAGTATTACCTATTGATACATATCCTGTGCTTCCATTAATTCTCATTCTTTCAGTAGCTCCTGCTCCAAATAAGAAGTTTCCTGTTACAGAGGTTGTGTTATTTGAAAGAACCATGTCACCTGCTATAGAGCCTGTGATAAAGTTATTACTTGCAGTAGCAAGACCAATAACCATTGTATATGTTGGAGATGTGATTGTATCAGCTAATCTTAATGATGGTGCCGTACCTATAGCCTGAATATGATTATCAGAGCTAGAAGAGTAAACCATAAATTTACCACTACCTGCAGTTGTAGTTCCAATTAAAACAGCCGAGCCATTATCATAAACTAAACTACTTCCTATTGTGGATGTTCCTGTAAACTTAGATAGATAATTTGTTGTACCTGTTCCTGTTACTGGATTAGTTAAAGCCGCCTGCTTGTTATTAAAGGTATTCCAATCTGTACTTGATAAATAACCATTCGTTGAGGTCGTAGCTTGAGTTATACTAAACGCTCCTGTTGTGTTATTGTAAGACAAAGGAGAGGTAGCTGATAATGCAGTAAGAGCAATATAAGCATTAGGATTAGAAGCTAAATAATATGTACTATTATCATAAGTGATTGTTGTTCCGCTTGCTTTTACAAATCCTGTTCCGTTTAATTGTGGTTGACCACCCAATCCCGCTAAAGTGTAAGTTGGAATGTTTAAGGCACCCGTACTTTGATTGAATGTAGCTGAACCTGAATTTCCCGTAGTCGTTAAACCTACTAAGTTTTGCTTAGAATTGAATGTAATCCAATCTCCGCTTGAAAGATATCCGTTAGAAGTTGAAGTAGATTGAGTAATACCGATTACACCCGTTGATGAGTTGTAAGTTATTGGAGCAGAGCTTGAAATCGCTGCTCTTGCCATTGCATCGGTGTATTGAGTAATTGTAGAACTTATCACTCCCGTAGCTCCATTATAGCTAATTCCTGTTCCACCACTTAAAGATGTTAAAGTGATGTAATTATTAGGATTTGAAGCCAAATAATATGTTGAGTTATCGTACGAAATAGTTGTACCGATTATTTTTACAAAACCCGTTCCATTTAAAGCAGCTTGTTTTGAATTAAAAGTTGCCCAATCGGTGCTTGATAAATATCCGTTTGTTGTATTGTTCGCTTGAGATATACTAAAAACGCCCGTAGTATTATTGTAAGATAAAGGACTTGATGCCGATAAAGCAGTTAAAGCAATATAATTGTTTGGATTAGAAGCTAAGTAATAAGTACTATTATCGTAGCTAATTGTTGTTCCGGAAATCTTAACAAACCCCGTACCATTTAATTGAGGTTGTGCTCCTAAATTAGTCAAAGCACCTCCCGCAGTTGTCGCTCCCGTTCCACCTTGAGAAATTTGTATCGTTCCAACAATACTTGCAGCCGTTGAATAAGCATTAGATTGATTAATATAAATTGACCCATTAGGACTATTTGAATAAGAAACCACACCAACACGAACCGCATATCCCGTTGGAGGAACTGTACTCATTAATTGACCCGCAGAATAAGGACTTAAATATAAAACTGTTCCAACTGTGTATGAGCCTGTGCTTATGTTACTTACCAACCCTGAAAGTACAATATAACCCGCCGTTGAAGTTGGGATATCTTGATTTGCAACTCCAATTACGTTAGCAGTCGTTAAAGTATCTGCTTTTGCCAAAGCCACTAATGGATAAGTGAAACCGCTATTAGTTGAAGTAATATAAACAGGCGCACCTTTAACAATTGTTGAACCTGTGTTATTGTAAACTTTTAATTGAACCTCTTGCCCAATGTGTAAAATGTTGTTTGTTACATCATTGTAATATGCTAAAGCCTTTTGAGTTGAATCGTACCATACTTCCCCTTCCGAATAAGAAGGTGCTGATATGCTTGAAAATTGTAAAGCATTTAAACTTAAATTGTAAGAGCCTAAATTAACATTACCTGTTGCTCCTGTATATGGAACATAACCGCTTAGTGCTGACCCATAATTAGGAATATTTAATGTTCCTCCTGAGTATGTAGCAGCACCTGAACTACCTGTTGTAGTCAAGGTAATTGCATTCTGCGCTCTTGTATTTGTAAAGTATAAGTTAGTTCCCTCTGTTAAATTTGTTGTAGTCTTAGCAGAAAATGCACTATCAAAACGAGATTGCGTATAGTATAAATTTGTTCCCTCTGTAACTAATGTCGTTGTATAATCTCCTGACTGAGCAGTCACCGCACCAACTCTTCCAAATACACTTAAAACCTCATTAGGTATACCATCAATCTTATCCCAAACAGTTCCATTAAATACTAATTGGTCTCCAACATTCCATTGGGTTACACCATCAATATTTGTTGAACCTGCAACAGCAACCTTATACATATAACCCTTAGTACCTACACCTGAGGTAAGTGTTGGGGTATTTGTAGAGGCATTCCATGTTCCTTGATAAATAATAGCACCTGTTAATAATCCTACATTACCATTTAATTTTTGAATAGCTGATAATATAGAGTCAGATGAGGTTATTGTTCCAGAGCCACTTGTATAACCTGTTAAGGTAGAGCCTATCGCGCGCGCGTTTGTAAAATATAAATTAGTACCCTCAGTTACCTGAGTAGTAGTGTAGTCTCCTGATTGTGCTGTGATTGCACCTGTCCTTCCAAAAACAGAGGTTACAGGGAAACTTATAGTCCATGTTCTATCAGCTGATAAATCATAGGTTACCCCATTAATTGTTAATTGTCTTGTATTAGGAACTGGCGTATAACCTAAGGCATTTTGCTTAGCATTAAATGTGTTCCAATCTGTAGAACTCAAATAACCGTTAGAGGTTGTACCTGACTGACTTATTGTAAAAGCACCTGTGGTATTGTTATAACTTAAGGGAGCTGATGCACTTAAGGCATTTAATGGGATATAGTTATTTGGGTTTGATGCCAAATAGTAAGTAGAGTTGTCATAAGAAATAGTAGTACCCGAAATCTTAACAAATCCTGTTCCGTTTAAGGCAGATTGTTTAGCATTAAAGGTAGACCAATCTGTTGAGCTTAAATAACCATTAGTTGTACTATTAGCCTGTGTAACAGATACCACCCCACTAGAAACACTAATAGGGGCTGACCCACTAATGGCAGCTTGGGCACGAGCAGTAGTAAAATATAAATTAGAACCCTCTGGAACAATAGAGGTTGTTAAAACCTGCAATGAGCCTGTGCCATCTATAATTTGATTTGTATATCCTACTATAGAGGTTACTAAACCATTTGTAGCCTTTAAAACTCCATTATCACTTCTTAGCGTGAAATCATGTTCAACATTTAATTGCATAATAATCTTTAGTTAAATAAAGCAACAATATTAACCCCTGCACCTAAGGCGCTTCCGAATGTTATTTGTCCTCCTGTGGTATTCCATAATACTTGGTCAGCTGTTGGCGTACCACTTGTTATAATCTGATTTACAGTAACACCACCTCGTGAAATGTAAACCAATGACTTACCAACCATATCAGAATAGGTAATTGAGGTCTCTCCACCGGTAGCTGTATATGATTTATTAGTAATTGTTATTGAATAAACAACATTAGTAATAACCGATGAGGTTGGCTGACCTGTAATAATACCACCTGTGCTTCCTGAAACAACAGCAGCATTTTGTACCCAATGACCTATATAACCATACAAAAAGTTAATCAATCTGTCATAGGTAGGATTACCTGCATACCCAGGAACATATGCCTGAATAGCTGTATTCAAACTGTTGTAATAAGGTTGAAAATACCTTAACACATCAGTCATAATATAAATCAACTCTAACCTATCCGTTTCATCTACCCAATTATAATACTTCTCTATCTCATACTCATCAGCTCCTA